TCATCGTTGCACCGTTCTGCTCGCGCTGGATCACGTCTTCAATCAGACGGCTGGAGAGCAGGGTGTCGTCGTCGGTGGTATAGACGGTGGCCGAGCCGGAACCGTCAGCAAAGCCAGGGATATAAGCGCGGAAAGGAGCAGTGCCGGTAACAGCTTGACCGATAGTCGTAACATCGATCTCACTACGGGTAATTTCAAAGTTCCAGTCGCGCACCTGACCGACAACTTCAGCAGCGGTGTAAGTGATGCTGGCGAAGTCGGAACCGAAGCCAGTAGGTGCTGCAGTTGCGGTCTCTTCTGAACCACCCACCGTGGAGCTAAGGGTCATCACACCTGTTGACTCTGAATAAGTCAACACGTAGTAATCACCGGCAGCAATCGCGCCAGTGGTAGTCGCTCCAGCGGGGTAGGCCAAGGTGACAGGGTCGTTGACGCGGAAACCCAGGTAAGAGCCAACGGTGATGTTGCCGCCGGTGGCAGGAAACGCGGAAGCGGTGAGGGTGGTGACAGAAGTTCCGGCTGGTTTGTAGTAGAGGGCGCCGGAGGTGCCCGACAGGACGGTTGCCATGAGAAAACCTAACAATGGGGAGTGTCGCGGGCACTGCCCGGCTTCTTACAGGTTAGCCCCTATTTATGACAGGTCCGTTGCAACATATGGTGCTTCAAGTCTACCTACAAAATGCGGTGATTCTTCTGTTGATGAGAACGAAGGGCCACTTAACGGACCAACGCGGGTGTAAACGCCGGTAGAGGTTTTTGCGGTGTTATTGAGTGCTTCAATAACGTCACTTGCTACTGATATAAGTTCTTGGTTACGGGCCGGACCACGGCCTTTTTCAGTAAAAATTTGTACTACAAGAGTGCCTCTTACGTTATCAATTTCGTCAGATACTAGAGTTTCGTTGGTAAGGCCAAATTGCACGTTTACTCGGACAAACTCGGTTGTTGAGTTTGCCGGTGTGGCGGTTATGTTGTCGAAAAATACTGGTACTGGTGTTGCCAGGTCATTGAAGGCGGTGAGGATGGGGCTTTCCATGGACGCCCGGATTGCTTGGAAGTTCATATCGTTGAAAGGGTTGCAACTATATCCTGCCCGGCCTGCGTTTGTAGCAAGTCGCTGGCTTGCGTGGTGAGTATGTAGTCGCGTGTAAGCTGCGTGGCTGTATAGCCTGCGTCTAGACGCCCCACGAAATGAGGGGTTGTGTCAACGGCGGAGAAGTTGGGTCCGTTAATGTCCCCTACTCGTGCAAATACGCCGGATATAGTTTTTGGTTGGGTTTTTAAAGTTTTTAGGGCCGTCATTGCAGTGTTGACTAGCTCTTGGTTTCGGGCAGGACCTCGACCCTTTTCGCTAAAAACACGCACAATCAACGCACCACGGACATCTCGAACGCTGGAGGTAAGAGTTAGGTCACTGGTAAGGCCAAAAGTTACGTTAATTCGGACGTATTCAGTCGTTGTGTTAGGTGGTACGGCAGTAATGTTGTCGAAATATACGGGTACTGCTGGGTCGAGATTATTGAAGGCGGTGAGTAGCGGCGACTCGACAGCAGCGCGGATTGCTTGGTAGTTCATCGCAACTCAGTGAAGAGATCGTCCATCTCAATTTTGACAGCCCGATCTAGCTTTCCGCCTTCGACATAAGTGGCGAACCAGTCGAGATCGGCGGTAGCACTTGACTCCCTGTCTGGATCTCCCCCACCTATGTATCCACGATAAGAAGGCTGTTGGCGACCACCGTCACCCTCGCGAAACTTGCTTCGGCCCAATTGCGTCTCTGGGTATGGTTTTCCAGGTGGTCTAATAAAAGCTGATTCGATTAAGTCGGTCGCTTCAGCGGCATACTCAGAGAAATTTGAAATAGTGAAAACCGCTCTATCAATTGCGAATCCCGCCCTTAAAGCTTGCCTGCCTGTAAGTGCAGGTATAGGGAGTGAGCGGGGCTCTCCCTCACCGCCATCACCCTTGAAAGCGCGACCGTCAGGGGTTTGAACTTGCCACGAATTGGAAAACCTACCCGTCCAACTTGGACCCTCCTGTTGCAACTCTCTTACTGTGCGATGAGCTGCGCGAATCGGTCCAAAAGTTACGGCAGAAGCAGCAACTATGTCTATTTTCTTTGCCAATTCCCAAAAGTCATTCCTGGTCATTACTGCGGCCTCGCGATAAGGGTGTGATAAACCGGGTTGTCGCCGCGATAGGTCAAAATACTTATGATCTTGGCTTCGCGGGTCGCTCCAGCCTGTGGGTACTGGATGCGGTCGGCTTCGGTGGGGTAATAGCCGTTGAGTTCGGCGCTACCGATGATGACTTTGATGTCGGTTGTTTGGTAAAGACCCTCTGATTCGCGGGGGCTGAGGCGGCTGATTACGCCCTTGACCGTGACGTTGGTGTCCGCTCCAGTGACCGTGCCGGTGGCTGGGTCGTAGGTGCGGGGTGTAGTGGTTTTGATGTAAGTGATGTCGATGCCCCAATCCGCGAGGATCTGGGCCGGTATTGCGCCGAATGTGTCGTCAATCAGTGCCATATCAGCCCCGCAGTAACTTCACGTTGTAGTTGGTCGCTCCAGCTTGGGTGTAGGCGCCGATGAAGGATTCGAGCCAGGGGTAGACGTCGAGGATGTTGTTGATGACGCCGGGGGTTTGGGTGTCGCTGTTGTACTTGACCTTGAGGTCGCCCAGCTCTACTTCGTCGTAAATGCCGGTCTTGCCGGTGCTGCCGACGAGAGATTCTCCGTCAGAGAGGAGAGATTGGGCTAACTCAAACGTTGCGGTTTTGATTTGGGTTGGGATAAATGTGCAGGCGATTTCGACGCCATCAACTTTGAACTCTTTGCGGGGCCACTTAAGAGCTTGGGTTGTGGTGCAGCGCTCGCCAAAGTATGTGAATACGTCGAGGTAGCGTGTGGCTGAAATTAAGACGCGGTTCTTGGTGTCGTCGGAGCCGGTCCAGTTCTCGGCGTGGGGGACCGTGAGAAAGTAAGCCTCTGCTTCAGCCAGTGTTACGTAGCTGTTGGAGTTTGCTCCACTCAAAGTGGCATCGACGACAGCAGCCACGACAGTCAGTACAGTCTTCTGTTAAGTCTAGCTCGCTTCATTTTGCGGGTCTTTGGTAACACAGACATGTGATACACCGCTCCACCGGCCATTTCAACCTCGACTTGGGCTTCGGCTACAAGGTGCGGTGGAACGTCAAGAAATCGGCGGGCGTTATCCTGTGATATGTAAAGACGTACCAGTTCCATGCCTGCTCGTAGGTCCGCTGCTTCCTCTGAATCTAAGCCGGAAGCAAAACCCGCCGTAAATCCTGCGCTGCCGGGTAAAGAGGTTCGCAAACTTGAAGATGTGGCGCTGGAGATTCGCCGCCTTCGTAATGAGGAACTTATGGAGACTAAGGAGATCCATGAGACGCTCCAGGTGAGTTATGACGTCATCAATCAGCTGTTCTTGCAGTCGTACAAGATGACGATGAACACGGGTGAGGTGTTCAAGGCGCAAGAGGAGATTCGGCTCGGGCTGTAGGTCGCTTTAAATGTGCGTCCATGTTCGCCGCAGCAGGATCTTTGAGACTGTTGCCGGCGTAACCTCGTATTCCTTCGCCAAACGGTTTAAATAACCTGGCGTGCGGTCTTTTTTAGCCCGTATGGCCAGGACTTTTTCTTCGGTTAGTTTTGAAAGGCGGCATTCAGCCCCACGCTTTGTAGGGGGTTTTGGACTAAGACCATACCCATAAGAATGGGCCATATTCTCGCTCTGAGTGCAGTACTCTAAATTCTCTAAGCGGTTGTCGGTCTTATTTCCGTTTTTGTGATTAGTGACGCAGCCTTCAGGGCACGGACCTACCCAAGCCTCTAAAACCAGGCGGTGTACCAAACGATTTTTTATGCCTTCAGCAGTTTTTACGGAGACTTTTTTGTAGCCCTGTCTATGGTTTGCTTGTTTTAGCTCAAAAGGCTCTAAGCGGTGAAAACTTACTATTTTCCCACACGCGGAGGCTGCATACCCGATGGTTGACGGTATTGGACGCGTTTCCATGAAAAAGGGGCTCTGATGAGCCCCTATCCTATCTACTCAGAAGCCGTTATGAGTAGGCGCTGACATCAAACGGCGTATTTACCAGCAGACGTGCCACGGGCACTTGCTTGGCGCTGCCGAACACCAGGTTCCAGGAAGCGGTTGCAGCCAGGTTGCCGGTGGTTGCGGCGTTGGTGGGGTTGTCGCCGGAGGCGGCCCACTTGGTGCCGGTCACGTGGTAGCCGTAGTGGTAGTCGATGGCCAGCACATCCTGCATGGAGAGGATGTTGCGGTCAGCGGCGAGGCGCAGATCCTGTTGGATGCCCTCGGAAACGACGCCAGACTTGAACAGATAGACGGGGTACTTCACCGCGTGGGTGGCGGTA